TCTTCCGGTTCAACCCGCGAAGCCTGTTCAGCTACAGCCTATCCGAAATCGCAGAAGTCGCTTGCAACTATGTGGACCGAGCCATCATAGACCGCAACGAAGCCCGCGACTGGTCCGGCTGGAATCCGAGAGAGGGGCTTAGTGAGCTGCAGATCCTCGAGAACTACATCCCATTCAGCAAGATTGGCGACCAGAAAAAACTACTTCAAACGAAAGGAGGTAGCGACGACGATGGATAAAAGGAACGGCAAGCAGTACCGCTACATGGTACCGGAGCTCAGATCGGAACAGACCGAGGACGGCAAAAAGCACATCCGCGGATACTTCGCGGTATTCGGGGAAGAGTACAAAATGTTTCCCGGGTTTTCCGAAACAATCGACCCGAACGCATTCAACAACACACTTGCAAATGACATCCGGGCGCTCTGGAACCACAACCCTGACATCGTGCTCGGTAGGACAACCGTAAAGACGCTGACACTTGGCGTAGACAGCCACGGTCTGTATGGCGACATCGAGATCAACGAAAAGGACAGCGACGCAAACAACGCGCACGCCAGGGTAGAACGCGGCGACGTGAGCCAATGCTCGTTCGGCTTCTTCATCATCCGAGAAGAACTTTCAGAACGGCCGGATGGCAGCTGGCACAGCCGTCTTCTGGAACTGGAAGTCTTCGAAGTATCTCCATGCACATTCCCAGCATACCAGCAGACATCAATCAGCGCCCGCGCAGATGAGATCACTCAGATGCGTAAGCGCCAGATCGACGTCTGGAAGCAACAGCAGAAAGCGAGGTTGAGGAAATAATGGCCCTCAAACAAATCATCCTGCGACAGAGGATCAAGATCTGCACACAGCAGCTTGAAGCCCTCCGCAACAAGGACGCCGAATTCGAAACCAGGAATGCCGCACTGCAGGCCAGGGAAGCTGAACTCGAAGCGGCCATCAACGAAGTGACGGTCGACACACCGGCCGAGGAACAGGCGGTCATTGACCAGCAGACCACAGAGCTTGAAACCGAACAGAGCACTCTGGAAACCGACAAGGCCAACCATGAGGACTCTAAAAAAAAGCTCGAAGAAGAAATCCAGAAGCTGCAGGCAGAACTCGAAGAAATCGAGAACAGATCAGCAGCGCCAACCAGCACGCCTCCGGTAATCCCGGAACAGAAAAACGAAAGGACGATTGAGCTTATGAGCAACAGAAACAAGTTCGGCATGACAATGGAGCAGCGCACCGCATACCTTGCGCGGCCGGAGGTCAAGTCCTTCTACAGCCGCGTCCGCGAGCTGCTCGGACAGAAACGCGCCATCACCGGCGGCGACCTCCTGATCCCGGACATCACCCTGCAACTCCTCCGCGACAATCTGCACCGCTACAGCAAGCTGCTGAAGCACATGCGCGTTGTTCAGGTCGGCGGCACCTCCCGCCAGACGATCATGGGAACCATTCCCGAGGGCGTCTGGACCGAAGCCTGCGGTAAGCTGAACAGCCTTGCGCTGACCTTTACGCAGATTGAAGTCGACGGCTACAAGGTCGGCGGCTATATCGCCATCTGCAACGCTCTGCTGCAGGACAACGACATCGCGCTTGCTGACGCCGTCGAAGATGCCCTCGGCCAGTCCATCGGTCTGGCTGTCGACAAGGCGTTCCTCTATGGTACCGGCACGAAAATGCCTGTCGGTATCGTGACCCGCCTCGCACAGACCCAGGCTCCGGCCACTTGGGGCGCCAATGCTCCCACCTGGACCGATCTGCACAGCACCAACCTGGTAAGCATCAACGGTGCCGCGCTGACTGACACCGCGTTCTTCGCAGCGCTGGTGCTCAAAGCCGGCATCCCGCAGGCCAACTACAGCAACGGCGATCTCTTTTGGGCGATGAGCCGCAAGACCTATGCCACGCTGCAGAGCAAAGCCATCAACTTCAACGCGGCCGGCGCGATCGTCGCTGGCACCAACATGACCATGCCGATCGTCGGCGGCCCGATTGAAATCCTGGATTTCATTCCGGAAAACCACATCATCGGCGGTTATGGCTCGCTCTACGTCGTCGCAGAACGCGCCGGAGCATCCCTCGCGGTCTCCGACCATGTCCTGTTCATCGAAGATCAGACGGTCTTCAAGGCAACGGCCCGCTATGACGGTATGCCGGTATTCGGCGAGGGCTTTGTCGCCATCGGCATCGCCAACTCGGCTCCGAGCACCTCTGGCATCACGTTTGCGAGCGATGACGCAAACCCTCAGTAGCCGTGACGACAGCGCTCGATGACGCTATTGCCGCGGCTATGATCCTGGACGAAACGCTGTACACCGCTGCGACCTGGGCCGACCTTGAAATCGCGCTCACAGCAGCGATCGCCGTGAAGAACAACCGCTTTGCAACGACACCCATCATCGAGGGTGCTACAGCAGCGCTTGAAGATGCAACGGACGCCCTGGCCTATGACCAGGTAGCGACGCCGGTCGCAGCGCCGGTCGCTGGTGCGGTCCTGAATCCGACTGAGGTGGCGCTGACATGCGCGACCGAGGGCGCGACGATCTACTACACCACGAATGGTGATGCTCCGACCGCTGCAAGCACCGAGTATACCGCAGCCATCGAAGTGACGGTTCCTGTGACAATCAAGGCGATTGCCATCAAGACCGGCATGACCAACTCCGATGTGCTGACAGCGGCATACACGATCGCAACGTAATGAGGTGAACCCATGAGCGCACTGAGTACCGCGGCGCTGCCGCTTGTAAAATTCCGGCTGAACAGATTAAGCACCGACACCTCGCTGGACACCTATCTGACAGCCATCATCGGCGCGGCCGAGCAGGAACTCACGCGCAAGGGCATTACCTTGGCCGATAATGACGACGACAAAATGCTGCTTGTGGAGTATGCAACATGGCGGTATCTGGCTCGGGACACAACCAGCCTGATGCCGCCATGGCTCGCGCTCCGCATCCGCGAACGTTGGATATCGGAGGTGCGTGAGTAATGCTGCTGGACACAGGGATCTGCACCACCTACAAGATCACCAACACGGCCGCTGCCGGAGATATGCCGAACAAGACGCTGGTGAAAATCGCGGATCATTGGTTCGGAGAGTTGTCATTCGAAAGCGCTCCGGTCCAGTACACAGACAGCGAAGCACAAGTCATTATCGAGCGAAAGATTCGGATCCTCCAAGACCGGACCGTCGAAAAAGGCGTGATAGTCCAGATCGGCAGCGAGCAATACGAAGCCGTCAAAGTCTACCACGGCCGCGATGACTTCCTGGTCTATGGACGACGCGTCGGCAGCGGGGAACTGGTGACAGACATTTCGCTGACAAAGGTGGTGTCCTACTATGCTTAGTCTCGCCAATTTCAAAGCCACCCTGCTTACCGCTGACCCAAACGCAAGAAAGTTCCGCGGCGACAGTACCGGAAATTATACGGTATGGACCCCGGTCCGAATTGTTTCTGTGAGCTCAGATGATGCTCCGGATGACGAATATTGGATCGTCCAGGTCGACCGTTTCACCAGGCTCGATGAAGATCCGATTGTCGCAGCGATCTACGATGCGCTGAAAGCGGCGCGAATTCCGTTCGAGTACCTGATCGACGTTGAACCGGAAAAAGGGGAATCCGGAACAGGGTATATCCACCACATCTATGACTGCAGAGTCAGATAAGAAAGGATGATAGTTTCATGACTTATGTCGGAAAACCGATTGGCGCCAGGCGCCTGACATGGTTCCCGCTCGTCACCGACACCGACACCGATTCGGTGGCACCGCAGTATTCGCCTGCGGTCCGTCTGTCCAGGCTGATCAATATTGTCTGCACCCCGGTATTCGCCGAGGGCGTCCTGGAATCAGACGACGGCCTGGAAGATAACGTGTCCAAGGTCGTTGCCATCGACGTGACCATCAACGCATCGCAGCTCACCGACGCCATCCGCGCCGCGCTGCTCGGAAACCAGATCGATGCCGGAGGTGGCGTCCTCGTCACCAACGGCGATACTGCCCAGGAGGGCGCTCTCGCCTGGGAAGAAGAACTGTCGAGCAACACGCCCGGCAGCACGCCCAAGTACAAGAAAGTCGTCCTGTATAAGGGCAAATTCAAGGAGATGACCGAAACGGCGAACACCATCACCGAGGGCGGCATCACCTACCAGACCCACAACCTGACCGGCCGGTTCTTCAAGCGGGCCTACGACGGACACATCAAATACTCCATGCGCGAGGATACGCCCAGCGTCAACGCGACCAAGATCGCAGCCTGGTTCACCGAGCCGCAGGAGTATGGCGATGCGTTCGGTGAAACCGCTGTCGCGCCTGTCGCAGATCCTGTGGCTGGCGCCGTCGCGGCCGACTCGACCGTCGCGCTGTCCACCACAACGCCTGGCGCCACCATCCGCTACACGCTGGATGGCAGCACGCCCAATTCGACCAGCACCGTGTACGACGGCCCGATTGCCATTCCTGCAGCTCTCACCATCAAGGCGATCGCTTACAAGAGCGGCATGAATCCGTCGACCATGCTGACGGCAGCGTACACCATCGCTCCGTAATCAGCATACCCAACAGAGGGGAGGTGGGAGCCGGCTTCGGCCGGCTCCCATATTGCTATGGAGAACATCACAGACTTCTATGCATACGAGAACCATGCATCATTTGACGTCCCGCGTCCTTTGAAATGGTGCAACGGCGCCATCCTGTACGCCTGCCAGTATTATGAGCAGGCATACCTCGAAAAAATATCATACGACGGCATCCTGGCCGACATGCGGTCCGGCAAGCTTCGCGCCATCGTGAGCCTGCTGTACGGCGCCGCCAGGATGGCAGACAACCGGATCGACTTCTACCGATTCAGCAGAATCTACAAATCAGCCAACATCGAAGAATACGTCAATGTGGTTCTGGCCGGCATCAAGCAGTACCAGCCGGAGCCAGACATAAAAGATAGCGGTCTGAATCTGGCCGACGACTATCCTGACACCCAGGCAGAGGTAAAAAAAAAGACGGTCCAGACAAAGAGCTTGATTGGGCCTACTGGTTCTGGTTCGCCAGATCCAAGCTCAAGCTCACACCGCAAGAATTCGCGGAAACAACGCAGCGATCGATCTACCTCCAATACAAGCGCTGGTGGACAGACAACGGAGTAGACATGATCTCTGAGGACGATGGGAGCTGGTTGTAATGGGCAGATTTCTCCGGATTGAGGGCGTGCAAAAGGTCATCGACCAAATGGACCAGATGGGCCAGTCAACTGGCGAACTCGCAAACAAGATGCTGTTCGCAGCCGGCAACGAAATCAAGAAAGCCTGGCAGATGGAAGCCGCCAAGCGCACGCTGATAATCTCCCAGGACATGATTGACTCCATTGACTATTCCAGGCAGCCAAAGATGATCGGCGACATTCAGACAATTGAAATCTATCCGCAAGGGAAAGATAGAAAAGGCGTCCGCAACGCCGAAAAGGCGTTCATCCTGCACTACGGCACATCGCCCATGCGAACCGCAGGCGACCGGCGCCGGAAGCGCAATTACAAAAAGAAATATAAGGGCGTCCCAGGCATTCCAGCGCTGCATTGGGTCGATGATGCAGAACAGACAGCAGCACCGATGGTCGAGCAGACGCTGACCGAAATGTTCGATGCATGGCTGAATAAAATACACAATGCGTGACGGAGGTTAGGCTGTGGGCATCACAAGAGAGATCAAGACCATTTTTGCCATTGATGGCACACAGAAATACGTCGAGTCCATCAAGACCATAAACAAGCAACACTCCGTCATGAACGCCGAGATGAAAGCCAGCGTGGCAGCATATAACCTCGCGGGCGACAAGCAAGGCGCCCTGTCAGCCAAAGTAAAGGGCCTGGCAGGCATGATCGATCTGCAGACACAAAAGGTCAACGAAAGCCGGCAGGCATACGAATACGCGAACCGCAAATGGGGCGAGAACAGCGTCACAACCCAGGAACTGAAAACACAGTACCTGAACGCCCAGGCTGCGCTGTCCAAGTTGAAAAGCGAGCTGATCCAAACCAACGAAAAACTGCTCCTGCAGGAATCAAGCCTGCGGAAAGTCGGCGAGCAGGCTGAAAAGACCGGACAGAAACTGCAGAACATTGGATCCTCTATGGAAAAAGTCGGCAATAAACTGTCGACACATGTAACCGCACCGCTGGTCGCTGCAGCCGGCGCGGCAGCCAAAGCCGCCATGGACTACGAGTCAGCGTTCGCCGGTGTCATCAAGACCGTCGAGGGAACGCCGGAGCAACTTGCCGAGATCTCCGAGGGCATCCGAGAGATGTCGAAAGAGGTCCCGACAGCGGCGACAGGAATTGCTGCCGTTGCGGAAGCCGCCGGCCAGCTCGGCATCGAAACAGAAAATGTCTTAGGATTTACAAAGGTCATGATCGACCTCGGCGAAGCGACAAACATGACCGCCACCGAGGGCGCGTCCCAGCTCGCCAGATTTGCCAACATCATGCAGATGTCCGAAAAGGATTTCGAAAAGCTCGGTTCGTCCATCGTTGAGCTCGGCAACAACAGCGCAACGACTGAATCCGAAATCGTGACAATGGCGCTTCGCCTGGCCGGTGCCGGCAAGCAGCTTGGCTTGACGGAAGCCGACGTCATGGGCGTAGCAGCAGCCATGTCCTCACTCGGTATCGAATCTGAGATGGGTGGCTCGGCCATGTCCAAGCTCATGATCCGGATGCAGCTCGCTGCGTCAACCGGAACAAAGGCCAATGAGGTAATTCGAAAGACCGGGAAGTCTGTTGCTGATCTCGAGATGTTCGCGGACAAGGATGCGAAAGGCTTCAAGGCTCTCGCGCACAGCCTTGGCATTACATCATCACAACTGAAAGACATGATGGACGCGTCCAAAGGGCTGAAAGGCTTCTCGGACGTAACCGGAAAAACCGCAGAGCAGTTTGCTGCAGACTTCAAAAAGGACGCAACCGGCACGCTCGAGCTGTTCATTAACTCACTTGGCAAAATGAAAACCGCAGGCGGCGACGTCGTGACGGTCCTCGAGAACATGGATATCTCCGAGGTCCGCATGCGCGACGCAATTCTGCGTGCAGCCGGCGCCGGCGACTTCCTGACCAAATCGATCGACATGTCAAACAAGGCATGGGATTCCAACATAGCGTTGGTAACAGAAGCAAACCGCCGCTACGCAACCACCGAATCACAACTCAAAATGTCCAAGAACCAGATTGTCGATGCAGCCATAACCGTTGGCAATCAACTCCTGCCGGTTATTGCCGATCTGGCCGAGGACGTTGCCGATGCAGCCCAGGCATTCGGTAAGCTGGACCCGGAGATGCAGAAATCGGCGCTGATAGCGCTCGGAGTGGTTGCAGCTCTCGGCCCTGTGACAAAGACGCTCGGAGTCATGACAAAAGGCGTCGGTGTTGCAACAAAAGCCTGGGGCAAATACGCACAGGAAGTCGCCAAGAAGAAAGCTGCAGACCTCGCAGCATCAGCAGCGACATCCGGGCTGACAAGCTCGACCATCGGCCTGTCGTCCATTATCAGCCCAGCAGCGCTGGCAATCGGCGCTGCAGCACTCGCGGCAACAGGCCTGTACCTCGCATACCGCAAACAGACCGAAGCGGCCAGGGAAGCCGGAGAAGCCGGAGCGACGTTCGCTGACGGAATGGCAAGCTGGCGCGAAGATGTAGACAAGGCCAAGAGCGCACTCGACGGATTCAGCATGTCAACCATCGTCACATCCGAACAGATGTCTAAATGGGACGGCGGCATTTCCGAAGCCCAGGGAAAGATAATCAAGCTCGCGGAAAAGGCAGCGTCCGAAAGCCGGGCCTACACGACCAAAGAGCAAGAGGAAATCACCAAGCTTATCGGCATTATCAACGACTACACCCAAAAGAAGATCGACGCCTACCAGCAGCAGGCCGAGGTCGTCGCTGCCATGGCAAGCCGCGAAAAAGAAGTGTCGCTGCAGCGAGCCAATGAGCTGATCAAGGGCGCCGAGGATGCGAAAGAACAGACCCTTGCAATCGCGGAAGCCAAATACAAGGACCTGATCGGCCTTGCGGAAACCAATTACGGACACCTGGGCGAAAAAGATAAAACAGCATATGACAAGGCTGTTACCGAAGCCGAAAAACTCTACCAGGCACAGGTGGACGCCGCCAACAAGACCCATGGCGAAACACTATCCATCATCCAGAAAAAGTACGCGGATTACAATGCCGAGGACATGGCATACGTCGAGAAGCTGGCCGAAGCAGGAAACCGCATCAACGAAGCGGAAGCTGCCAGGACAAAGTTTATTGAGGAAGAAACAGCCAAACGCGTCACGGCCAAGATGACCGAACGTGAAAAGGGCATGACCGAACAGGCCATCCTGGCCGAAGCCGACAAGAAGTTCCGCGATGATGTGAAACCAGTCTACGAGGACCTTGAGGAAGCCTATAACAAGGCCGGCGAAGCAAACCTCGATAACTGGATCGCCATGGTCCTGAACACCGAGCTGTACGGCGGGAAGATCGATGAAAAAACCGCTGAACTGGTCAAAGGCGTCTTGGCAAGCTTCGATGAACTGCCAGAGAAATCCAAGGAAAAAGCAAAGCAGGCGATGGAGGGCCTATACAACGGCCTGGAAGAAAAAGAACCATCGCTTCTCCGGAAAGCCGGCAGCATCGCAACAGGCATAATCAATAAACTGAAAACCATCTTCGACACCAACTCGCCATCCAAGGTGACCGAACAGATCGCCGAGGACGTTGGCTCCGGCCTTGAAATTGGATTCGAGAAAAAGGAAAAGGACGTCAAGGACCAGGCCGGATCTATGGCAGACAGCAGCCTGACAGAATTGTCGCGGATTGCTGGTGCACAGGACTATCTGCGAAACCAGGCTGGCCCGGCGCTGGCAGGAGCAAGCAGCATGGCGGCCATCAGCCCAACATCAACCAATCAGCCGTCAGCAGACACAAAAGCACCCATGCATATGGTCCATAGCGGCGAGCTTACCGTCAGGGGCGTCAATGACAAAAACGAGTTTATTTCGGCCGTCAATCTTATCAAGCAAGAGCTGCAGATGGAGTGGATGCTATCAGGCGGCAAGTAAGGAGTGAGTGCAATGAGCAACCATCTTGAAACGCTCACCGGCACCAGGATTCAGGGCAAGGGCCTGACGGTCCGGCCATCAGACGACACTATTAAAATTGTAACCCGACTGCAGGACGGCACATACACCGTCCAGCAGATCGGCTCTGCCGCAACAAAGCTGCAGATATCGGTATCGGTGACAGACAAGACCATCCTGAACGGCCTATGCAGCACATGCGAGCCTATCAAGGTCTACCACTTCGGGAAAATCTACACAGGATACATCAGCAGCCAGTCAATCGCCTGGTCGCCAATGATCCCGGGTGATGCGGTCTACCAGGGTACATTCGAACTGGTTGTAACAGGGGAGGAAGATCGATGAGATACATTGATCCCGCCCTGCAGGCGAAAATCATGCTCGCCCAGCAGACGCTGTACAACAATGCCAATCCGCAGATGGAGTTGATTGTCGTGCGGCCAAACACGGCAATCAACCATCAGCGGTTCTGGCAGGAGTCAATTGTCACAGCCGGCGCGACGGCGGTCTGTACATCGGTGGCAATCCGCAGAACCGGCCGCTGGGGCGACACGGTCTATGTGGCCTACGTCACCAACACCGGCACGCTGGTGGTCAAATCAGCGCCGCTGCGCTTCCCGATCAGAGCCATGTCCTGGACGACGCTGGCAACGATTGAGGGATGCAGCGCGTGTGCGCTGGAATTCGACGGTTCGTTTGTTTCGATCGGTCGGCTTGTCGAATACCGAACAGAAGCAACACCATGGTTATTCTATGTGACGTCGGCCGGACAGATGATGGCCGGCAAGGTCGGCGGTCCTTACGAGTCGCTGGTTGGCGCTAATGTGGTCGCGGTCGATGCGATCAGGGGTGTCGCTTCGGCATCAAAAGACATCGACCAGGGGCTGGTCATCTTCTACGTCCTAAACGATGGCGGGGTCTACTATAACCAGTTGATTGCAGGCACCTGGCAAGGACAGGAATCGGTCGGCATAGCACCGGCTAACTCCGTCAAGGTCAAGGCCGAACGGACATTCGACTGGAAGATCATTCTGCAAGTCACCGATAACACCGGTGCGCTGTATGAGATTTTCAGCCGCATGTACGCTTCCGGCTGGAACGGTTACGAATACCTGAAAGCCAGCATCATTGGTGCGACTGTCGATGTAACCGAAGTTTATTATGCCGACTATCAGAACCCGGACGAATACATCACGGCCGGTGCAGACGCAACGGTGATCAGCTTCGGCGACACGATGCCGGTTTTGATGGACGCATGGAATTATGATGACGGAAACGGTGACTTCGGAAAGCGGATCATGGTTCGCTGGACTGATTCGGTGGCCGGGATCGAAAGCAATCTGGCAGCATTCAAGATCGTGGACGATTACAACGTCAGCTATTATCCATCGGCCATCTACAAGACGGATTATGGCAACCGGCTGATTCTGGAATTTGCCGACTTCAACAATGCGGCCAATCCGATCAGCGTGGTTTATTCACCGGGAACGCTGGTCTGGAAAGACGGTGCGGCGGTTTCCGCTTCATCGGTTGAGTTCAATGCCACCGGGCTTGTGCCAACATTCATCCCGGCACCAGTCGTGACGAATATCGCAAGCGTTGACAATCGGACAATTCGGATCACATTTGACCGGCCAATCATTAGCATTGATCCGGGAATCGGCCTAACGGT